GCTGGAGTTACAGATAGATTAAAAGGTGTTGACGAATGGGACGCTGATTTAGCAGGCGTGGTGGTTGTATGGGAAAGGGCAGATGGTAAGCAGTTCATTGTTGATGGACACCAAAGGCTTGCACTAGCTAATCGCGCTCTTGATGCAGGTCAAGACCCAGAACAAGTTTTACTTAATGCCCGGGTATGGAAAGAGACTGACGGAGTTACACCTTCTGATGCACGACAAAGGGCCGCAATCAAGAACATTGCAGAAGGAACAGGAACCCCTTTAGACGCGGCTAAAGTTTTACGGGAGCTAGGTGCTGATGGTATGGCAAAAATGCCTCCACTGCCTCCTAGTAGCGTCTTAGTGCGTGATGCACAAGGGCTATCTAAGTTAGGTGATGATGCTTTTAAAGCCGTTATTAACGATGTGGTTGATGCTCGTTATGGCGCAATTGTAGGTGATTTAATTGCTGATTCAAATGAGCAGTCTGCAATCATTAATGCGCTATCAATACACAAGCCAAGTAACTTAAACCAAGCTAGAATAATGGTTCAAGATATGAAAGCGGCTGGTT